CAACATGGCCATCGGCGCTTTCGTTAAGCGCGAAAATCTGCTCAAGTCTGACGTCGACGGCATTGAGGACTACGCTCCGCGCTTCATTTCGCAGTTCCCTGACCCCTTCGTGGCGGCCACGGGACCGTGGAATTTGGCGTACGGCGACCAGCTCGCCACCTGGTGGAACGGCGATACGGGCCAACCGGCGATCATCTACGCGAAAGGCATTCGCAACCCGGCGATCATCTACGCCAGCGGCACGAATGGCAACACGCTAGGCGCAGCGTTCCAGCGCGCCATGCGGGAGGCCAGCCGCTTCGGCGAAGTGGTCATCGTCGAGTCCGATTTGTCGAGGTTCGATTCGGGCGTCAACATCGACGCGCTCAACTTCGAGCAGAAATGCTACGAGTGGGCGTACGACGATTACAACGGCCGTGACGAGCTCATCGTGTCTCGATCGCGCGCGCTAGCCGCCAACCGATCGGCGTTTACCAAAGTTGTTCGCTCGCAACACCACTTGCGCGTCGAAGTCGAGGGCCAGCGGGCCACCGGCCAAGGCACGACAAGCTGCGGCAACAGCACACTTCAGGGAATGTTTCAGGTTTTGCGCGTAACCCGAGCCAGTGGCCCATGTCAGTGCCCTCACATGACTACGTGGCAGCCCACGGGGGCCGACGTTGAGTCGGCCAGCAAACTACCGCAGGTCTGGTGGTGCTCGTACCACCACCCTTTGTCTAGCCGCGAGGCAACGCTCTTCATACTCGGCGATGATTTCTTGTGTGTCACAACCAAGCGCATCGCCCGGGTGATGGAGCACGACAAGGCCGACGACCGCGTTGGTTGGAAACTCGTGCCGCAGCCGCGAGCTCACCACCATGAGGCCACGTTCTGTTCGCAACGGATGTGGCCGGCAACGGTGGGAGGCGTCGACACTTACATCCTCGGCCCCAAGATCGGGCGAGTCTACGCCAAGACATTCTATTCCCGCGTCCCGGTGCCTAATGGGCCCGTGGTACCAATTACGACGCAAAAGCAAGTCGACGCTCGCGAGCGCCACCTGCGCGGAATTCTG